GTTCCAGTTATTGTAAATACAGGGACAATTTATGTAACACAAAATAGTTTTAGTAATTTTAATGTATCCGTTACCGATTCTGATGGAGACGCTATAACTTTATCTACTATAACTAATCCAACGAAAGGTGTTATAACAATAAATAGTCAAACTGGAAATGTTGTAAATGTGAAATATACACCAAATTTGGGTATATTTGGTAATGATAGTTGGACTATAAGAGCTACTGATTCAAAGGGTGGACAATCTACGTCATTTACAGTTAATTTTAGTATTATGTCAACACCGACATTTCAAATGAATATTGGATCGTTTGGAAATGATCCGGATTCAATATGCTTTGCAGCTAAAAATAATTTAGCGTATGGTTCTACTTCTCAAGCAAATAATGTGTCTCAGCTAGTTGCACGTATTAATGCAATTCCAGCTACTGATTCTACGCCTGAAATTCCGGCAGTTCCAGGTGATTCTATTTATTATGATGCAAGTTTGATTAACAAAGTGATTCCATCTAGTTCTATTATAAATTTAGTACCAGTATCTGATAGTTCTGCATCTAAAATTTTAGAAATAGATCTTTCTGGTGAAATTATAAAGATTACTGATTGTGGCAGTGTGTCTACATCATCATCTATAAACGTTAAATATGCTACAAATACTATAGCGTATTGTTCAGGAGATTATCAAAATGTAACATTATGGTATGAAGGTACTGTGTCTAAAACTTTAAGTGAATTAGTTAATAGCAATACACCTATTTTTAGCAGTGAATATTATTCTAATTTATATACAAGTACAAGTGGAGTTACTCAATTAGGTCAAATAGATAGTGGAATTTATAGTGCTTTTNANTCTAGTGATATTTATTATAAACGATCTACNGTAAACACATGGGGTCCATCTTTCGGGAATGTTTTTGAATGGCAATGNGGTACGCTCGTTCCTAATGAAACGTTTGAATTAACTTCAATTTATAAAACTAATTTATCAGATCCTACTATAAATCAATTTTGTTCTGGAGTTGCAAGTGAAACTTCTTTATTTTATGTTAGACAAGAAGGTTTTATGGCATTTAATAATTTATTAGAATTAGCCAGATTAAATACACCTATTTATAAGTCTAGTATTGGAGCTACAGTAGAAGATCCTGATGATTTATTTGAATCTAATATATTTGAAGATACTACTGGATATTTAATTTGGGAAAATCAAGGCGATGGCATTAATTTTAAATGGTATGGATATGATCTTAATAAATTATTGGTATCTGGTGGTGATATATCTACATATGGCGAGTGTGAAGATTATATCAAACCTGAAATAGTTACAAACAAATTAGATGCCAATGGAAAAATAAAAAATGTATTTTACGGATTTTATTCTTGTAATCCTGAAATAGAAGGACCTCAAGCTGGTAATAATGTTGAGACTTTATTTTGGCCTATATATNTTATAGATGGATTGCATACCGATNATTCTGAAGATTCAGGTAGTTACATAAAAGATTTCGTAGATACTTTATCATTCGGAGAAGTCATATCTTCCAGCAGCTTCGATAGCTGTTTAGAATACAGCTTTAAAATTGTAGCAGAGGATATTGATGAAGCTATATCTTTATTAGAAATTTCAGACTTGGATCCTCAGCAAAGACCAGTTGTTTCAAGTGGAACACAAATTGGTTTAGGAAGTGAAGCTACTGTACAGATATACGGAGATACAAAACCATGTATTTCTAATACTGCTAGTTTGGTACTAAGAACTTATACGTTTCCGTTAATATCTAATTATGAAACTATTAAAGCGGGTCCTAATTTTAATACGCAAACTAATTATCAATTAGATAATGTTACAAAACCTTTATTGAGAACTAATCCGAAATTATCGGGTAATATTAAAATTGTTACAAGTTCAAATGGTTCTGTTTATTTAGAAAGTATTAATGCTTCTAAAGAATTAGCTGCTATAAAGTATAAAAAGAATGTTGTTAATCCTAATGGTAATTATGCAGCTGATGTTGCGAATTTCTTTAAAAACACTGGAACACCTTCAGATTTGATTTATTTAACAAAAAGATCTGAATCTGATTTAACAGTATTAGGTTCTTATGATAAACAAATAGAAGAGGAATACCAATATGGTACAACATATAATTATTCTAAAAACTATGATGAAAATTATAGAATTTTTGCACCTATATGGGCTGATAATAATATGCCAGATAACTTTGTAATTTTCAAAGTTAAAAATCCAATAGGTGTTGATGCTGCAACAGTTAGTACTGATAGTGTTTCAAGAATTCAAGAGATATTAAAAAATGCTGAAATAGTTAAAACATTTGATCTATCTAAGAAATCAGATTTAGGTAAGTACATTAGAAATCATGTACAACAAGAAACTTTTCCAAAGTCTCCAATTACTGTTTCATTTGGTAAAAATGATATGACTAGTTTTAATGGTATTGACATAAAGTCTGGTGAATTAACTAGTAAAGGTGAATACATTTATAAAGATTATGTTGAAGCTGACAAACCTCTTATCGAGGCCAATGATTTTATCACTGATGGCTTTAAAAGAAATGGTATGCTATGCGCTAATTTATTAAACTTAGAATTTTTATTTGATGATGAAAGTTCAAGTGATTATAGTGTTAATAGATATTTTGGATTATACGTTGATGCAATTGATTCTGGAATAGGTGAAATAAACTCTATCAATAATAATATTATTAAATTTAGTAATGTTACTTCTTATGTTGATGCTAATAATCCTATTACTGCAATTCCATCACAAAAACAAATGACTACTTCACCTACATTAGGTTACGTGTCAATAAATGATATTTATTATAAGATTTCTAATTCAGGACTTTATGATCCTAAACAATTAGAAGTTAAAATAGATGATACAACTGGAAATATACCAAGTACAATTGGAATATCTCACACTGGAAGATCAGTTGATTTAATAAAGAATGACGAAAGAGGTTATGACTTTGTTAAAATGTCAATTATAGATGTTCCAGATAGTAGTGATAAAATTGCTGTTGTAAGTTCGAGAGAAGAGTCTTACAAATTTACATTTGTAAAACATGCTCCATCTGAAACTATTAGTATTAATATTGAAGACTCTACTGGTCCATATCAATTTACGTTTGTTACTGGTGCAACATTTAATGCAACGGTATTAAATATGTTAAATTCTTGGAACAACTTTACTTTTTTAAATAATCCAACTAATCCAATATTAGAATTAAAAATTGATGTAGTTAAAAAGTCATTTGTTATCACTGAAATAAAAACAAATTTAGGTGATCTTAATATGTATGTTTCTGGAGCTATTAGTTCTATTATAAGAGTTGATCAAATTCAAACAAACATAAACATTCAAAATAGAACATATTCTGCTAATTATACTTTACCAAAAGGAACATATAGTGGAAAATTCTTTTCTAATCAAGGTGAATTAGGTGATATTGCTTCAGCTTTAGCAGGCGTTATACATGCTGATGATAGTCCATTAGATGCATATAATATTGGATCTGATATTTGGATTAAATCTAGAATTCCTGGTTATAAATTATTACAGTATACTGTTTTAGTTAATAGATCAAATGTGATTGATTTTGTAAAGGTTAACAATAGAGATATAAATAATATTTTAAAATTAAGAGATGGTACTAATACTGTATTATCTAATTGGAATGCATATTATTTAACCGGTGGTAATTCTACTAGCAAATCCATCTTTATTAACAATACTACTATTAGTGAAATTTCTATAGGAGATTATTTAGAGACTAGTCATGCCAATGTATTTAACAAAGTGTTAGATATTGTTGAAGACATAACTATTCCTAATTCTACTAGATCTAAATTAATAATGCAATCAAAGTCAGATACACCTAACGGTGAAGCTAGAGTATTTAATGAAAACATAGTTAAAATTGGATTGTTCTCAGCATATGACATATATGATATGAATTTTGATTTTTATGATACTTCTAATTCTGATCTAAAAGAACTAGATTATGAAACTAGAACTAACTTAAATTACGAACCATACGAAAATGCTATAACAAAAATTGATCCTATTACTGGTGAATTTAATACTAAGTTAGAGGCTAATGATATATTTGATGATAGTTTTGCATTAGATCCTATAAACTATTTCTCAAACCTTTCTGAAATATTATCGGAAGAAACTGTGGGAGAAATAGCTAGTCAGAACATTACAAGTGAATTTGATAGGTTAAAAGAAAATGAACTTAAAGAGTTTGCTATAAATTCAAGAGTGGTTCCTAATATTAACAAGTGGGTTTTAAAAGATTCATTGACAGTAAGAGATCAACCTTATTATTTAAATACTAATGAGGCTTTTGGTAGAACTAATTTCTCACCAGATTTAAGTGCTACTGAGCGTAATAAAAACGACATGACTCATGAATGGTTTTACATGGATAAAAAGCCTAAGTATTTAAAGTACGACGAATTAAATGATACATTTTCATACATTAACTTCATTGAAGATTTTGAATTGACTGCAGATTTATTTAAAAGTACTAAAAATAATTACTTTGACAAATTCATGATTACCGAAGGTTTTGAAAAGAACTTAGACGCAAATGATATAACAAGTATTTACGATAAGTTTGGCGAATTCACTCGAAGATATTTAAATCCAGATGATGTAAACAACACTTTCTTTAAAACAAATCTAAAGAAAAAATATACATTAATCGATGGCGGTGATACTGGTGCTTTTGCTAGTACTATATTTAAGGGATTAAAAGTTGTTCTTAAAAATAGAAAAGAGTTTACAGAAAAAGTTGCTTTAGACTTTGTACCAACCAGTGAATTTAATGGATACAAATTTAGTATTTTATTAAAGACAAATACTGATGTAAAAACTAATAGCGTTGATTTTGAAGTAATTCAAAATAAGAAATTCAAATTCGTAATATTCTTTATTAACCTAAATATAAGTGATTATTGGATTAAGGGAAATATGAATAGAAAATTACTTTATGAATTAAACCATAAGATAGTGTACAATCATTTAATAGAGGATTATGATTATGCTAATACTTCTTTTAATGGTGCATTAAGTTGGAATACGGCTGATTTTACTGGAAGTACACCATTTACAGTTGAAGGTATTACTCATTTTGATGGATCTGTTCCTAATTTTGAGAATGATATTTTAATAGGTGAAAATGGATTATTTGGAGAAGTACTAATGGACATTTATCCAAATACTCCTGGTAATACTATGTATAAGTTTTCAATTTATTCTATTCAAGATACTAATACGATGCGTGTTGTTTCGAAGCCAGTTAATGTTAATGATCCAAATGATATATTAGATATTACATATTTACCTAATTATATTCAAAAGAATATTAAGTATTATTATACAAACGGTGGTAGTCATATTCATAAAACTCTTCTTGAGAAAATATCTATTAATAAGGTTGCAGATATGATTAATTTAAATGATGATAGTGTTACATATACTACCATTGAAGAAGATGGAACTGTAAACAATAATAGATTTACTATTAATTTTGATGATGGTAATGAAATAATTAAATACGCAACACTTTCTATCGAAGAAGATAACGATAAACCAAAAAGTTATAAATTATTTAAAGGTATTATTGGTTATAATCTTGTTAGATCTGATGAAGCGTCATACTATCCATTTTTAGTTAGACATAATGGAGCGTACACTGTAGATTTTACACCTGTTATAACTTTCACTGACATGTATACTCATTTTAAATCTAATAGAATTCAGGCAAGTGCAGATCAAAGAGAAACAGGATTAGAACCTATATTATATAAGCATTCGTTAACTGATGGATATGAATTAACTACGGCTAAATCATATTATGAGAGATATAATAGATGTGGTACTACATTTAATGTAGGATTTATACAAGATGATGGTACCCATGATAAATATTTCGGTGTTATTAAAAACCATTTCTATCATAAAGTTAACGAGATAAATCCAACAGGTATTACAAAGCTTTCAGAATCATCTGATAAACTTCCATTATATCCTTTGATTGATGAAGTTGCTATTTCTAAAAAAGATGTAAACGTATTTAGATCTTCATGGGATGCTGGTTATTATACAAGAGCTTTTTCTGGTGGAAAATCAGAAGATATTCCTGGAACATTAGACAACACAGAAGAAAGATCTTATCTTGCATCTACTGTAATGAAAGTTAAAAATACTTATGATCTTATTTCATTTAAGTATCAAACTATTAATAGTAAAGAAAAGTTAGATGAAATATTAAGTAATTCTATAAATGAAGCTGAAGTATTATTGTTCGAAGATGATAATGAAATTGTTGCAGACTTTTATATTACTGATATTACTACTAGATTATTAAAAGAAGATGGAGTATTATCTGGAATTCAAAACTATGTAAGTGTTCAAAATTCAGCAGGTGATAAAACAACATTGTCTGATGATGCTGATTTTTATATAAGCAATAATATCATTGAACAATTTGTAGTTGATTCTGTGAAACTGTACACAAAAAGATTCAAAGGAGCTGCTTCAAGTATAGTAAGCACTAATGATATTAATTTAATTGGTGATGGAGGATTTTCCCCTGATAATAATTTCACTTATAAACCTCATAAGCAAACGCCTATGAATTTTAGGTTGATATATAATAAAAGATTAGGATATTCTTACGACATTAAACCTATGATAAAAATAAAGTCATAAAATGGCAATTAACATTCAAGAGATATTACACCCAAGCGATTCGGACTCTATAAAGTTTGAGAAAATCAATTATAACTTTGATCAAATTTTAGCAAATGGTGGTGGGCCAATTGGACCAAAGGGTCAAAAAGGTGATCANGGTCAAGTAGGATCTACTGGTCAAAAAGGNCAAAAAGGTGATATTGGACCTATTGGTTTAAAAGGTATTTCCGGAGCTACTGATAGTCCTTGGTATAAAGTTAATGTTGATTCAAATAATGATGGTACTAATGAAGTTAGTATTTTAAAACCTAAAGTTGGAAATGATTTAAATATGCCTATCATTTGGTTAGGTGATGATGATTTTGTCGAAGACTTAACTGATGGTGATATTTCTACTAATGCCAGATTAACGATCGCCAAAGATACTATCTTTGAAAATTATATTAAATTATATCATGCTATTGATAAGGCGCTTGTAATGACAAGTAATACCGATGGTATATTTTCTAAGTTTAATTGGCAAAATGCATTTGGTAGTTCAAATATAGAATTTGGAGCCACTACTGATAAAATTACATTCCTTGCAAACAATTATGCATTTTCAGCCAGTGGTGTTGGAATGAATCTAAAATCAATTGGTAATACAAATATCAAACTTAGTAGTACTGGGTTTGGAATTTTAGATGTAGATATGAATGCCGAATTTAAGGGTTATTTAAGATTGCCTGCAGGTACTACTGGTCAAAGACCTTCTGTACCTCAATTAGGCATGATTAGATTTAATACTGATTTAGATATTGTTGAAGCATATTATAATAATGGTGGAACTCCTGAGTGGAGAGAATTATGTACTGACTGTGGAACACCAGTTGGTGATAGTATTGGTATTTCAGGTGGAGATATAAATGCTAATGCAGATGGATCTCCAGCAACTGACACAATAGAGATAATAGGCGGTGATATTCATGCTAATGCAGATGGATCACCAATTTCTACTGCAACATTATTTGCGNTTGGATCAACCTCACTTACGGCACAATATAATTCGCCTACAACATTGTATTTAAATTATGTAATTTCACCGATATCTTCTGATCCAGGTTCTTCTAACATTTTTGTTAATACTCCTGGATTAACTATCACTCCTGAACCTTCTAGTAATAGAATAAAAGTAGTGACAAGTGTTGATATTATTGGTAAAACTTGGTTAGTGACTGTTAAACATCCATTAGATACAAATGTTACAGCTGTTTGGACAGTTTCTTTAATTAATGCATCTGCACCAACAGCAACTCCGGTTGTACCAACAGCAACTCCGGTTCCTCCGACTGCTACACCAACAGCAGTCGCTACGGCTACTATTACTAATGTTGTAGAAACTGGAACAGATACTGCTGATGTATATTTTACATTAAGTGATACTGCTAATTGTAGTGCAATTACAACACAATATAGTTCTAATCCAACTGGACCATGGAATGGTTCTACTGGAGGTTGTTTCTCACCAACATCTAGATTTATACTTAATGCATGTGNAAATACTTTNTATTTCAGAATAGTTCAAACTAGATCGGGTGCAGCAGATGTTATTTCTAATGTATATGCATTCACATTCGCTGATTGTCCTACAGGCGGTGGTGGTGGTGGATCCTTCTAAAATTAAACTAAAATAAAATTAAATGGCAGCTAACGATTATACAAGAAGTGTAAGTATTACACCACAGAGTGCATCTTATTCATGGAGCACACCACCTAGTTGGGTTACTATAAATAGAGTAGGTACTAGTAATGACTGGACTATTACAATTGCGCCTAATAGCGGAATTTATAGAACTACAACTATTTATGTTACACATAGCAATGGTGTTACAACTGATTCTATAAATATTATTCAAGAAGCTGTTTCTTCAGGTGGTGGTGCAGGACCAACAGCAACGCCAGTTCAACCAACAGCAACGCCAGTTCCACCAACTGCTACACCGAATCCAACAGCTACTGCTAATCCTTTAACATTCACGTTATATAGTGCAAGCGGAACTAGTGTTTCTACTGGTAGATCTTATACATGGGATTTATCGGGTTATCCACAAACTGATCATAAAATTCATATGGGGATTTATGGTAAAGATCAAGTCTATACTATAACAGGTACTAGTGGATATGATTTAAGTTATGATGTTATCGGTGCAGCATATGCGGCATATTTAAATGGATTAACTGCTGCAAACTGGATTGGCGGTACATCATATACTTATACCCANAATAATCCTAAAGGATTTGAACCTACAGCATCTTATGATAGTGTAAATAATAGATTAACATTTAATATGAACTGGGTTAANACAATAAGTCCGCCTTATGTAACTACATCATAATAAAATTAAGATAAATATAAAAACAAAATAATAACAATGGCAGCTAACGATTATATAAGAACGGTAAATATCACACCATTGGGTACTAGTTACTCTTGGGATACACCTCCGAGTTGGATCACTATTACCAGAGTAGGTACAACTAATGATTGGACTATAACACTCGCAGCTAATAGTGGTTCGGCTAGAAATGCTACGTTAACTGTTAGACACGCTAATACATCTACAGTTGACACAATTGCAGTTTCTCAAAGCGGCGTAAGTGTATCTCCAACACCTACTTCAGGTGGCGGTGCAGGACCAACAGCAACTCCAATTGTACCAACGTCGACACCTATTCCACCAACTGCTACATCACCAGCTGGTTCAGGTTACAGTTTATCATTTGTTGATTCATCATTTTTTATTGACGATTATAATAATGGAGCAGGTTCTTATGTTGATTTGGTTTATAACATTTCAGGAACTACGAGTGCACCATTATTAGTAGAAAAAGATAGTAGAATAAGTTGGACGAATAGATTAGGACCTACAGGAGGTGTTGGTGAAATTCGCATATATAGTTTAATGGGAGCATCTGCCGATCCAATTAGTGCCGTATTAAGTCCTGATTTTAAAATTAGTCATCCATTAAATAGTAGCGTAGTTGCATCTATTCCTGGTACCATAACACAAGCATATGATAGTAGATTAGTGTTTGTTAGTCCAACAGCAACAGCAACTCCTAGTCCAACATCAGTTCCTAGTGGAGGTGGCGGTGGATGTTTAATCGCTGGAACAAAAATTACTTTAGCAGATAATTCTGTAACTAATATTGAAGAACTATATATTGGTTTACAATTAAAATCAACTATTTTCGGTGATATGCCAAACACAGATAATGTAGATGAATTAAAAGCATGGAATAGTCAATCTCCTACAATATCAAGTACTACTACTGAAGTAGTTTCTTTATTAGCGTTTGATGTTCCAGAAACATATAGTTTTAATAATGGATTATTAGTGTCTTCTAAAGATCACTTACATATAGTTAAAGTTGGCGATAATTGGACTGTATTGGAAACAGCAAATGTTGCAGTTGGTAACAAGGTAATGACGGTGACTGGAGAAGTAGAAATAACTTCAATAGAAATCGGTGGACCTGCTACTGTTTACAAATTAGATGTTGAAACTAATGACACATATATTGCTAACGGAGTAGTTACGCATAACTTAAAAGAAGAGGTTATTGCAGTAGATAGATTATAATTATGAATATTAAAGAAAACATAAAACAATTTTTTTCAAATAAGAGCTTGGTTATTTTTGTAGCCGGTGCTCTTTTTGTTTTATTGTTTTTAAGACAATGTAATAGAATAGATGAATTAAAGGCTAAGGTTGAGATGACTGAAAAAGATTCTCAAAGAAACTTTAATAACTATTTAGCTTCTAAAGATTCTATTAGAATTGTATTGGCTAAGAATGGTAATTTGATTTCTGAAAAAAGAAGTTATGAATTTGATCTTAATGATTTACAAGGAGATCAAAAAGAATTAATTGAAAAATATAAAGATGCTTTAAATTTAAATAGAAACTTAAATAAAGTGAATACTTTGTTGACTGCTGATTTAAAAATAAAAGACACTTTCGTAGCAAGTACTAGTACTACCAAAATAGACTCGATAAATACTAAGATTACGTTTAGTAAATTTGATGATTTTGGAAAAGGTAATTCTAGAGATCTTTCAGGAGAAATGTTAATCACAAAAAATGGTAGTGATTTTAAATACAGCGATGCTACATTCTCTATAAACCATAAAATTAATTTAATGGCTGCAATAGAAAATATTAATGGAGCTGATCAATTAAAAATTTCAACTTCTTATCCTGGTTTAACATTTGATAATATAGAAAATATAAATTTAATCAATACTAAATTAAATCAAAAGCCTGTTAAAAAAGGTGGATTTGCAATTGGTGTTGGTGTAGGATATGGAATAAATTTAAATAATAATCAAATAATAAGTACTGGTCCATCAATAGGTCTTGGACTTTACTACTCACCGAAGTGGTTAAGATTTTAAAATAATATAAATAATGGCACAATCATCAAGATATTTTTACTTAGACTCAGACATTTTATTAGAGTTTATTTACCACGATCAAAGTAATCCTTCTAAATATCAAATAGAAGTTGATGAAAACGGTAGCGAGGTAAAATTCTTAGATACAATTAAGGGTGATCCTTTCAGTCAAAGACATTTGATCAGTGAGTTAGGTAGTGCTGTTGTAAACTTTGATGTAACTTATAATAACGGATACTTATCTGTTGAAAATTTTGCAGCAAGAACTCTTTTACTACAAAATGGTAAAACTTATAAATTTAATTTAACTCAATTAGTAGATCCTAGTTTATTCACTATAAGTGGTGCACTTGGAATTTATACATATTCAAATATTACAAAAATTGGTCAATTTACTCCTATACAAAATGGTACAGTTGATTATTCATATGAAGGTTTAAAAGGTGGAAAGATAATCGTTGATGCTAGAGCTAATCCTTTATTTGCAAATCCTGATGAAAATACAGGAAACGATATTAATCAAACTATCGGTAGATACCACGCTGTACAAACTGATGCTACTGCAACAAAATATGCTCTATTAGGATATGATTCTACTGGAGATTATGAAATGCATAATTATATTAATAATAATGTAGATTGGACTGGAGGAAATGAAACAGATCTTTTAAATTATCAAACTGATGCTACTGCAAATATTAATTTTATTAAGTATGATAGCATTAGACTTCATTTAAGAAGTGGTTATAGTTTTTCTGCAAGAGGTTACGAAGGATTCTTATTTCAAGTGGCTGCAAAAAGAGAAACGGGTATAAGAAATTACTTAACACAATTAGTTTATTTAAATACTAGTAATTATGAATATGCAAATCCTAAACCTTTTATTTTAGGAGAAACATTATATAGTAAGTTTATTGATATAAAAATACCTACATTAGTAAATCAAAATAGTGAGTTTGATGATTTATTTTATGGAGATGGTACATTAGATTCAAGCGATTTAGATCCTAGTGCAAGTTATGAACTTACATTTAAGTTAATAAATAATCTAGAAACTTTCAATGGTTTTGATTATTTTACAACTGCAGAAGAAAATAAGTTTACTGTTTCAAGAGAAGATGAATTTCAAGATTTTACAGTAGTAGTTGAAGACGCAACTGATGGAGATTATTTTAGAATATATGGTGAAAAAGACAATTCAATTGGATCATTCGAGGCTTATATTCTAAATCAAATTACTAAAACATCTGATGATATTATTGTAATGTTTGACGTTGATGTCTTTGAAAGTATAGGAACATCAGAAGTTAAAACTTTCCAAACAACTTATACTCAATACGAAGATTTTAATACACCGATTGTTTTTAGACCAGTTATTATTAATAGTAATGTAGCTTCTAGTTTTTCAATTGATGTAACTATGAGAATATGGAATCAAACTGATAACACACAGATTGTAAAACGTGCAAGTTTATCGGTTGATCAAGCTGCTAAGTATGGTAAAAAATTACAAAAACTTAAAATTGATTCACCAAATCAATTAACCGAAGTTTACAATGTATTACCTCAATTAGCATCTAATAAAATTATTGCTGGTATATTTACTGATAATTTACCAAGAAGNGTTAAATATGTACCTGCATTTGTAGAGAGACATAATGTAATTGCTACTAGTGCNACTGTTAGATTTGATACTAGNAATGAAAANATAATGACACAAAATGTTAATGAAGTTGATACTTCTAGTTTTAAAACAGAAGGNGAANTACTTATTAAAGTTCCACCTTTCACATCTTATTATAAATTCGTTATTGCNAAAAGAAAAGAAGATGATATAGAATTTATATCTTTTGCTAATACTGAAAATGTTGTAATGACATTTAGTGATGGAAATCAAAAACTAAAATTCAATCATGTTTCTAATAAAGACATTAATATGGGTGAAGGTGAATTACTATTTAAAATTAGTGAAGCTAATGCAAATACTATAAGAGGTATGAAAAACAATACATTTTATATCAGTGTTAATAATGGAATAGATGAAAATATGATTTTGTCTGGTAAATTTACAATTTAATTATGGTTCTTAATAGTAGAAATAATGGTTTTGATTTTAGATTCCCCAGAGGATTTATACCTGCCGAAGTATCAGATAAATATAAAAAATATCTTAACAAGGTTCCTGGTGGTTTATTATCAGAGCCTGTTGATTTTGTAAACTACAGTATTCAAGGTATTAATATTCCTGGAATTTCATTTGATCCTCTTACACAAGAAGATAATGATGGAACTAAAAGATACCATAGAGGTGCAATGCCAATTCAAAATGCAATTAATAGAGAGTTTACAGTGACTATGCAGTTACTAGACGGTTTTATTAATTATTGGATTATGATGGATACTTTGTTGTATTACTATGCACGCTCTACTAAGCAAGCTTATATTGATCCATTAACTTTGAGAATACTTGATGCCGAAGGTTCATCTGTTGCATATATGGAATTTACAGATTGCATTATGAATTCTATTAATGAATTAAGTTTGAATTTCGCAGAGAACGTTGCATCATTTAGTACATTTGAAGTTACATTCTTCTATAATAAATTAAACCTTAGATTAGAGGTTGAATAAATATCAGATATATAACATATGAAAACATTTAATACTTACTTACTTGAAAACTCAGCTACTGAAAACGAGATGAAACTTATTAATGAAGGTTTACAAGAAGAGTGGACACCAGAATTAGAAGCTAAAATCGATGCAGCTTTAGAAGCATTTGCTTTAGAATATCAGAATGCTGATGGTACATACAATATTAATAAACTTAATGAAGAGATTACTAATGAAGGTTTTTTTGGTTCTATTATCGGTGGACTTACTGGATTTGCTTTAGGAAAATCAGTAGGTAAAATGATAGCAAAAGTACTAGGTATCGAGAGAGGTATTTTCTTTGATTTATTAACCTCAAGATTAGTTGGTGCCGCTTTAGGTGCTAGTCTTGGTAATAGAATATAAATGAATTTTTTAGCAGTAGACTTTTCTTTGAATTCCCCTGGAATTTGCATATATAATGATAAGAGTAAGAAATATCATTTTATTAGTTACATGAAGCCTGGTACAGGCACTAAAGCAGAACAAAAACTTCAAGAAGAGTTATCTCTTTTAAGTGATGTTACTCTTATTAATCAACCTGATTTTACAAACACCGAATCCTTCTCAAGTGCAGAACTTCTTAAAGTTAAGCGTTATGATAAAATGGCTGATGACATAATAAACCTTGTCTTACAAAATAGTTTTGATGGTGATGGGTTTACAATTGCCTTTGAAGGAACTTCTTATGGTTCTAATGGTGGAACTAATAATATGATTGACATGGCGGCAGGTGCTGCAATCTTAAAACTAAAATTCTTAAAGACTCTTAATCCCGATGACATCAAAACTGTGGCTCCAACCACTATTAAGAAGTTTGCTGGTAAGGGTAATATGAATAAGCTTCAATTGTTTGATTGCTTTCAACGAAACGTGAACGAAGACCCAATCTTGGCTAAAAGTCCTTTGTGGAAAATCGTTAAAGACCTTGAAGTTGGAAAGAAGATCCCGAAGCCTTTAGATGACCTAGTCGATGCTTATTTTCTCGTTGCGTTCGTTGCAACCCCAAACACCTAATCTTTCCTCTGGCGTAAAGACATATTTTATATGCTAGTTGCGTAAAACTGTTTCATTTTATTTAAAAAAAAATAAAAATAGTTCTCCATGAAACAAAACTAAACCTAGATATATAATAAGTATACTATTAAAGTAGTAACATAAGGTAAAGAAATGGCACAATTAGTTACAATCGATTTCATCCGACTAAACACAATCCTACATAAAATGGTTGTAAATGGTCAACTCTCGAATGAAGAGCGTGAAGCATTATTACACAAGTCAGGGCTACTTAAGCTTACGGATACTTGTTGGAGTGAAGACGAAAATTCTACATTAACATTTCCTTTTCCTGAAGTTGAAACTTTTTAGAGTATACGATTATAAGTATTGAAAGCAATTTCAAGATAAACAATTTAATAATTTAAACAAACTAAACAATTTAAAGGTATGAGTGATTCATTTGACATTTTTAACTTAGGTGTAGAAGACGTAGAAACGCACCAAGTAACAACAAGTACTTCTTCAAACGAAGTGTACAAACCAACCGCAGACGATGGTAAAGACGGAACTTACAAAGCATTAGTGCGATTTGTTCCAAACCCTGAAAACCCTCGTAATTCCCTAATTCAAAAATACGTACACTGGATGACAAATTCAAGTGGTGATGGTAAACTAGTTGATAGTCCATCTACCATCGGTGAAAAGTGTCCTATTGCAGATGTATTTTGGAAACTACGTAAATCAGATTCAGCTGTTGACCGTAAGGCATCAGAGAAATTGAAAAGACGTCAACAATATTATGCTTTGATTAAGATCATTAAAGATCCACAAAACCCAGAATTAGAAGGACAATACAAAGTCTTCAAATTTGGTTACAAGATCAAAGAGAAAATTGACGCAGAATTGAAACCAGACTTTGGTGAACCAACACAAGTATTTGACCTTTTCGAAGGTAAGAACTTTGAATTGATTATCACAAGACAAGGTGATTTCAACAACTACGACAAATCTAAATTCTCAGCTAGTAAATCAGCTATTATTATGGGCGATGCACCAGCAGAGCGTAATAAAGAAACGATGACTACTATCAAGGCAGAATTAGATACAGCTCCTTCATTAAAAAGTTACGATTATCAAGCATGGGACGAAGAAACTCGATCATTTGTAAATGATGTATTGAGAATGTATTTAAACCCAGGTGATTCAATCGGTGAGATGACTTCAAGTGCTCCTAAGAAAGCTACTAAAAGTACAAGCTCTGTAGCTGAAATGGAAGCACCAGCGAAAGCAAAAACAGAATCAACATCAAATGTATCAAATGACGATGACTTAGATTCTTTTTTGAATGACCTTGACATCTAACATAAACCTATCTGAAGAGTTAAAGGATAAAATAAGATATTCACTTAAACAAGTAGTATCACAAAAACATCCTGAACCTAATAAGAAACTACTTAAAGACATGCATGGGCGAATAACCCTTGCATGTCCTTATTGTGGTGATTCTCATACTGATGATACCAAAAAAAGAGGTAACATTTTCTGGGACACATTACAATATCACTGTTATAATTGCAGCCATCATACTAATGTTTATACTTTTCTAAAAGATCACGAAGTAAAGATGGATAATTCAGANGACTCATTCGCAGTTATCGATTATATTCAACAAAACAAAATACAAGTTAATCCTGAATCGGTTCTAAAACATCAAGCTTTAGAAACTGTTCATAATCTTGCGATTGAAGTTGATGAGTTTAAGAAACATTTTAGGGCAAAACCAATAGTTCCAGGTGACTGGATTTGGTTTCAATTAAAAGCAAGACTTCTGCACAATAGAGCAGATGATTTTTTATATTCAGAAAAAGAACATCGTTTGTGGATTTTAAACTTTAGTACCGATGGTAAAATTATAGGAGCTCAGACTCGTAGAATGAAAGGATATGGTCAAAGATACTTAACTTATGATCTACCTAAATTATATGAGGAAATGGGTAAACCGTTAGAGATGACTAATGAAGAGTTAAATGCACTTACAAAAATATCAACACTGTTTGGTATTATGCAATTAAATTTTCAAAGAACAATCACATTATTTGAAGGACCATTAGATGCAAAGTTTATGAATAATTCATTAGCTCTTGCAACTGCAGGTAGATCAACAGATGATTTCGATGAGATACCAACTGTTAGATATATGTTCGATAATGATGCAACAGGTAAAAAGAAAATGGCTGAAAAACTTAAAAGAGGCAGATCCGTATTTATGTGGTCTAAATTTCTTAAGGAAAATAAGCTGGATACATATAATATTAAAGATCTAAATGACTTAATATTGAAATGTTTTGAGCTTAAAATCGATGCTCATAAAAAGATCGATCAATATTTTACATCAAGTCAATTAGATTTATGGTACGTATAGCAGATATTAGTAGTATGGTTGAAGATAATTTGGATGACTTTCAAAAAGACAGTGATAGATTTAAAGGTATGAAACTCTTAATAGATTTCTCACCATTAGATCTTAGTGTCAATTCTCCAGATATTAAAATGCCAGAACCTAAATTTAAAAAGAAACAAGTTATTGCAAAATTTATTAAGCCTAATCCTAACAAAAAATCATTATTTTAAATATGAGCAAAGAAGTAATATTAGCGCTTGATAAAAAATTAAGTAGCCAACGAATAGAATGGACTAACAACATCAAAGAACTTGCACAAAGTCTTAGACGTTTAAATGAATTAGAAGGAACTATCGCAGAGGTACTTTCTTCTAGACAATCTTTGGTCGAACAAATATCATATTTAAATATGAAGATTAAAGAACAAAGAAACAAAGTTAATGTCAGATATAGAGAAGCTTATATTAGATATTATGAATACGATTACAAACTCGGTGAAAAGCAAAAAGAAAAGTTTATTGAAACTGATCTAGCCGATGAAAATATGATATTGTCTCACTTAGAAAATCAAGTTGAATTTTTTAGAGACTCGGTAAAAACTCTAGATAACATGGGATTTGCCATCCGTAATAGACTTGCATTAAAGGATCTATAACGGTAAACAAAAATGCTCTAACAATGTGGAGCTAAGTTTAACTGAAAACAAACAGTTGCTTCGTATTGACGTAGCATCTGAAATAGAATTAGAACAACTCAATATATCTCTTAATAAGAGAATTGAGTCTTGGCGTTTCAATCCCCTAGTTAAAAAGGGGCTTTGGGATGGCTATGTTTCATATATAAAAGATGATAAGTGGATTCCTTCTGGACTATGGAGGGAAGTCATGGGTATTTGTAAGAGCTACGGGTTTGAATTTAAGCTCAATGGTATTACAGATATTTTCGATACGAATATTAACCAAGAAAAATTTAATGAATGGGCTTTAGCATTCTTTGATAAATCTGAGATTACTCCCAGAGACTATCAAATAGAAGCTGCATTTAATATTTTAAAATTTAAAAGATGTTTAAGTGAATTGGCAACTTCAGCTGGTAAAACACTTATATCATTCCTAACAGTAGCATATTTACTAGAAAAACAAAAGGCACAAAAGATTCTCTTTATAGTACCTAATGTTTCTTTAGTGGTACAAGCTAGTGAGGATTTCCTAGACTATAACTATAGAAACGCAGTAGATATTAAAGTACAACAAATTTATGCTGGTCAAAAAGTAAGACCAGGCAGAAATGTTATTATAGGAACATATCAATCGCTTGTTAAAAAAGATAAAGCATATTTTGAAGAATTCGATGCAGTTATTGTAGATGAAACTCATAAAGCAAAATCAGCATCTATTAAAACTATATTACAAAAATGTGCAAATGCAGATTACAAATATGGTTTATCAGGTACTATACCAAAAGAAGGCACACTAGATAGATTAACACTAATGGCATACACTGGTCCTCTAATCACTGAGATCAGTGCAAATTACTTGCAAAATGAAGGTCATATTGCAGGTTGTAAAGTAAAAATTATAAAAATGGACTACGCTCCGCAATCAACTAAAGATGCGTTTAGAGAGATGTCACAAAATAGGTATGAAAGCAAAGATGTTTTTAAATTTGAACAGAATTATGTCATTAATTCGCCAGGTCGCCTTAACTTCATTACTAGCATTATTTCCAGAGTTCGCGGTAATAGTTTGGTCTTATTCCATCGTATCGAGCACGGCAAAAAGATATATGATAAATTACGCAGAGAAAGCGATAAAACAGTTTACTATGTTGATGGCGGAATTGATCAAGATATTCGAGAGGAACATAAAAAGAAAATGGAAGCCGGAGAAGAAGTCGTTATCGTTGCATCGTATGGTACATTTTCAACCGGTATCTCGATTAAGAAAATTCACAACATCTTCTTTACAGAATCTTTTAAATCGGAAGTCATAATTAGACAATCTATTGGTCGTGGTTTAAGACAACATAGCTCAAAAGAGTTCGTTAATATTATTGATTTCGTAGATGATCTTTCATCACCAGATTGGGATAATTATTTAATGAGACATGCTAAAGAGAGACAACGTATCTACAAAGAACAGAAGTTTAAATATGATATTAAAAATGTAGATTTTGAAGGAGATATATAATAAAATAATAACACAATAAATATAAAAAAGATATTATGCAAAAATTAAAATCATTTGATCAGTTTTCAACTGAGACAAAAATTTCTCAGACTAGACAATTAGAAGAAGATAAGACTATCAAAAGACAAAATGAAGCTGAAACTTTCAAAACATTATTAGCTGAATTTAATGTAACTTCTATTAAAGAGTTAACACAAGAGCAGAGAGTAACGTTTTTTACTAAACTAAGAGGTGCTGAAGTTAATGAATCAGTTTCATTAATTGAAGAAGGTACAAGAGGTCAAATCGGTAAAATTGATAAAAAAGGTAATATCACTTCAGTGTATATGCAATATGATTCATATCCTGAAAACATTTTACCACATCTTAATAAAGGATTTAAAAACGGTAAAAACGTTGATGAGTTAATTAAAAAAGGTAGTTTTTCAGGTTTAGAAGCTTCTATTGATAAAATTAATTTTTATGGAAAACCAGGTCACATGACTGGATCAGCTGCTACAGAGTCAGATATTAAGAAATATCTTACAAAAACATCAAACGAAGAATCTGCAGAATATGTTTATTTATGGGATGAAAATGCTAAACAATGGATGATGGCTGATACTTATGCAAATACTGGATTAGTTCCTGCATTTGAATCTCTTTCAATTTCAGTAAATGAAGCAATTCAAGTACAGTACAAAAGAGATGCTAAAAAAGTACTTACTGTTTATAACAACTTATTTGGTAAAAAATTAACTGATTTCGGTGCAATGAATATTGACAGTAAATTAGGTTGCATTAAATACTTGTTAGAAGAAGCTATGATAGATGCTAACTTTCATAAAGAAGGACCAGTTGCATCAGCTGCTATTAAAGGTAACATTGGAACTTTCCAAGTTAAAATGGCAGGTTTAGGAAACTATTTTATTAAAATCGGAGCAACCACGGTTAAAAGAATTTTGGATCAATATGTAACTGATATTTCATCAGCATCTGGATGGTCTGGAGTTGGAATTGCTGAAGGTACTGCATTGTACTTAGAACAAATTGGACAAGAGGCTGCAGGTCAATCTATGTTAAACGCATTCAATGGAATGTTCAACGAATCTTTCATTAATGAAGCTGAAAAATTTAAATCAACTAAAGACTTTGAAGAATTCTGTGAAGAAATTGATGGTATGCCAGAACAAAGAATTAAAAGAATCATGGGTAAAGATTATATCGATACTCCAGGTGGATACAGAGATGAAGCAGAAGATTACGATAATGATATAACAGAATATATGATTTCCAATATGGGTCGTAAAGATTTTGAAGAACTTAAATCATGGTGGGAAAATAACGTAGCTGAATCAGTAATGAATGAAGCTGAAATTAATTCAGATGAAGAATTTAATGAATACGCAATGACTGTTTTGAAAAAAGCATTTGGTGCAGAATTCGATGAGGCTAAAGCTAAAAAAGTTGCAGACGGTATTCTAGCTAAATCAAAAGGAGATTATGGTACAGCTGTGGGTATGTTAACTAGTTCTTTAGGAGAATCAGTTACTAACGAAGCAATCGATACTAAATATTGGGCAGATTATAACACTGATACATCAGGACAAGGAAATAAAGAATTTGCAAATAAATCTAAAGACTTCGAAGATACATTTTCATTAGCAGTTGCTGAATGGAATGATGAAGCTGATGGTGCTGAAAATAGAATTAAAGGTTCACAAGTTGACAAAGTTAAAAAATTAGCTCAAGAATTCTTCAAAAAAGAAGGTTACATTTC